GTCGAGTGGAAATACTGGGTCCCACGCGAGACCGTGGCCGACCGCGTCCGCGAAGGGATCCCCTACGACTCCTGGATCCGCGACGGCTGGGTCACGGTGACCGACGGCCACCGGCTCGATCACGAATCGGTGGCCCGCGACATCGTGGCCTATGGCGAGACCCACGAGATCAAGGCCGTGGGCTGCGACCCGTGGCAGGCCGGAGCCCTGGAGACGCTGCTGCAGCGCGAGGGGATCACGACGAAGGACATCCCGCAGCGGACCTCGTACCTGAACGCCCCCTGCAAACTGCTCGAGGCCCTAGTCGTCGAGGGCCGCCTCCGGCACGGGGCGAACCCGGTCGCGACGTGGAACGCAAACAATGTTTGCGTCTACACGGACCCGACTGGAATGGTGAAGCCCGACAAGGCGAAGAGCAACGAGAAGATCGACGGCATCGCGGCCCTCGTGAACGCGCTCGCCCTTGCGTCGACAGACGAAGACACGGGCGAGGCCGCGAACCTCGACGACTGGAAGATCAGGATCATCTGATCGAGATTCTGCCGGGGGATCGCGGGGGAAACTGGCTACCATGCCCAGCCCCAAGAATCGCCGCCCGTCAACCACTGGAGGCCGCGGCAGCCGCCGCCGGACTCCGGCCAAGGCCGCCGCGGCCCCGCGCGTGATACAGGTCCGTGGTACGTCGCTCTCGTCGCCCGGAAGCTGGGGCTCGATCCTGCCGTCGGCCGTGGGCCCCGAGACCGCCGTCCGCGTGTCGGCGATCTTCGGCGTCGTCCGCTGGATCGCCCAGGCCGTCGGTATCTGCCCGATGCAGATCATGCAGGAGCGGCCCGACGGTCGCCGGCAGAAGGCCGATCTGCCCTGTGCCTACACGCTCCGCAAGCGGCCGAACCGCTGGCAGTCGGCGTGGGATTTCTACACGCTCCAAGCGTACTGGACCGCGCTCCACGGCAACGGCTACGCGAGGATCATGCCGGGCGACCGCGGCTGGATGACTCAACTGATCCCGCTCCATCCTTCGCGAGTTGTGGTCGAGCAGAACGCCGACTACTCGCTCGCCTACAAGTTCTGGAACGACAAAGGAATCTGGGAGCCGCTCGCCCAGGAGCAGGTCCTCCACTGGCGATGGATCAGCGACAACGGGATCGTCGGTCACGCCCCGGCCGAGATGAACGCGACGAGTATCAACCTGGCCCGCCAGCTCGACACCGCGGCTACCGCGTTCTGGTCCAACTCGGCCCGGCCCGACATGGTCCTCGAGACGGACGAGAAGATCCCCGACGCGGCGGTCGACGCGATCCGCGACGCTCTCCAGGAAGCCTATGGCGGGGCCGCGAACCGCGGCCGTGCTGCCGTGCTGCCGAAGAAGACGCGACTAAAGCCGATCGAGAGTAACTCGATGGAGGCGTCGCAGTTCCAGGAGCTGCGGGACGCGATCCTGCCAGACGTATGCCGTCACTGGGGCGTCCCTTCGACGCTTCTCGGTGATGCGAAGATGAACAAGTATTCGACGGTTGAGCAGGAGCATCTATCCGCGCAGGTCTGGTGCCTCCTGCCATGGGCTCGCCGGATGGAGTCGCCGATCGACATGGCGCTCCAGCCGGTCTATGGCGAGAACACCTACGCGAAGCTCGACACCCGCGGGATCCTGCGGGCCGACACCGCCGGCCGGGCCGCCCTCTATCAGTCGCTCTGGAACATGGGGGCGATCACGCCGAACGAGATCCGCGATCGCGAAGACTTCGAGCTGCTCGACACCGAGGCCGCGAACCAGACATTCGTCCAGCTCGGGTTCTCGACGCTCGACGCCGCGGCCGCCCAGGCCGGGGCCGCCGGGGGCCAGCCGCCGCACACCGACACCACGACCACGACCGACACCACGACCACCGACTCCACGGTCGACTCGACGACGGACCCGCTCGCGGCCGCCGCGTCGGGGGCGGACCTCGCGGCAACCGCGCTCAACGGTGCCCAGGTCACGGCCCTGCTAGAGGTCCTGAACCAGATCGCCTCCGGAACGATCGACAAGGACGCGGCCGTCGCCCTGATCACCGCGGCGTTCCCGACGATCACCGAGGCTCTCGCGTCCCAGATGGTCAACGGCACGAACGACATCACGCCAGGAGGTCCGAACGGTGGAACCTGAACGCCGCTACCTGTCGATCGCCGACGACGAGTCGACCTGCACGCTGTTCGTGGAAGAGCGTGACGGCGAGTCGCCGAAGATCCGCGGCATCGCTCCGCCGTGGGATTCGCTCTCCGTCGACCTCGGTGGCTTCCGCGAGCAGTTCTCCTCGACGGCATTCGACAAGGTCCTGTCGAAACGGAAGCTCGACGTGCCGATGCTCTGGAACCACGACGACTCTCGGCCCCTGGCACGGACAACGAACGGCACGCTGAAGATCGAGAAGTCGGACAAGGGCCTCGCGTTCGAGGCCGACCCGGTCGCGACGCAGACGGCCGCCGAGGTCCTGACGCTGATCAGATCGAAGACGATCTTCGGCGCGTCATTCGCGTTCACGGTCGGATCGAAGGGCGAGACCTGGACCGAGGACGATCGCGGCAACGTGCTGCGGACGATCACCGAAGCCTCCGGGCTGTTCGATGTGAGCCCTGTCACGCGGGCAGCCTACCCGAACAGCTCCGTCGGCCTTCGCTCTCTCACTGCCTGGAAGGCAGCCCGTGGGCTCGTTCAGCACCGAGAGCAAGGCCGCGGACTACTGATCTCGCTCGACTACGACCGGACGTTCACCGCGGCCCCGGGCCTGTGGCGGTCGTTCGTGTCGATGGCGACAAACGCCGGGAACCGCGTCGTCTGTATCTCGCGACGCGAGAACGACGACGCGAACCGCGAAGAGCTGCGGCTCGCGTTCGCGGACCTCGAGGTCTCGGACCTGATCCTGTGCGGGGCCGCAACTCAGAAGCGCGACGCCGCCGCCGCGGCCGGCCTGGCGGTGGACGTGTGGGTCGACGACTACCCCGAGGGAATCGTCTCGGCCACCGAGGCCACCGGAACGCCGTCGCGGTCCGTGAAGGTCTCGTCGCTCGCTGGGGCTCGGGCCGCAGCCGCGGCCGCTGTGGCACGGATGCGAATCACTGCCGGCTAACAGGGAAACGACATGCCAACGCTCACCCACAATAGCGCCGTCCAGATCCGCTCGGTCTACTCCGACGGAAACCTGGTGATCTCCCGCGACGCCACGCTCCGGACTGACCTGATCAACGGCACGGCCTCTGGGCAGGCGAACGGCCTCTGGTTCGGAACGCTGACGCTGGCGGCTGCCGCCGCGACCACGCTCGACCTCCGCGCCCTGGAGTCGACGATCCTCGGTGGCACAGTCACCACGGCATTCTCTGCGATCAAGCAGATCACGATCAGCAACTCGTCGACAGGCGCGACGCTGACCATCGACCAGGGTACGTCGAATGGCTGGACCCAGGTCACGGCCTACCGGGTCGGGGCGAGCGGCGTCGCCGTCCATTACGCCCCGGTCGCAGGCCTACCGACGACGACCACGTCGAAGACGCTAAGAATCACAAACAACGCGACCGCTGTCGTCACCGCCGGCAACACCACGAACGGGTCGACGGCCGTCGCCGGGATCTCCTCCACGGCCAGCCTGGCTGTCGGTATGGCCGTCTCGGGGACCGGCATCCAGTCCGGGACGACCGTCACCGAGATCACGAGCGCGACCGCCGTCGTTCTCTCAGCGGCAGCGACCGCCACCGGCTCGGCCGTCTCGCTCACCTACCAGTGGGTCGCGGTCGTCGAGGTCTCTGTCGTCGGGGTGCTCGTGTGACCAGTACCTGCCTCACCTGCGGCGGCCGCTGCCGCGTCGAGTCGAGCAAGCGGGCCGGCGACCGCCAGGTCCGATACGTCGAATGTCAGACCTGCCGGCAACGTCGCCGCCAGGTCGTCCCCGCCAACGCCGTCTGGAGACGAAAACGATGACGACCGCCGCCGCCGCGACCGCCGCAGCCGACAAGGAAAACGGACTCCTGGACCAGGTCTACGCGTTCATCGAGACCGCGAAGGCCCGGGCCGCCGACGGCCTGACGTGGGGCGAGTTCGGCGAGCTGCTGCTCGCCCTGCTTCGTCTCGTCGTGCCGTTCCTCGACAACGTGAAGGCCATGTCGGGCCCCGAGAAAAAGGAGTTTGCGCTCGACGCGGTCGGCCGTCTCTTCGACGCGGTCGCCGACTACGCGATCCCGGCGACCGTCTACCCGATCTGGCTATTCGCCCGGCCCGCCGTCCGGACGCTCGTCCTGGCGATCGCCGGCGGCGTCCTCGAGCAGTATCTCTCCGTCCTCCGCGGCAGGTGATGCGATGCCGATCCCGGTCGTCGACCAGATCAGAACGCTCCACGCGTGGTCGCCGCTCCTCGGCTACCTGCGGCGGATCTCGAACACGCTCGACGCCAGGGAGCGGGCCGTAGTCCTCGGCGACCTGGCCGAGTGGCTCGCGGAG